ATCATCATTCTCCTCATGCAAGTCCGTTACATCCAAACAGCCGAACAGTTCAAGGAAGTTCTGCCCGAGTTAAAGCAGATTCCAAAAATGTGCTTGGACTGCGAAACAACGGGTTTGCAAGCGACGATCGCGAAACTCCGCTTACTGCAGCTCTGTGACGCCACGCCGGAGATCGAGGATCGCACCGTTTATGTCCTAGATCTATTTAAATTCAAACCAAACGAGGAACTTAAGGAACTTATAGAGTCTCGCGCCATGTTGCTGGCGCACAACATGAACTTCGACTTCCAGTTTCTGCTATCGATCGGGATTGATTTTAAGAACAAGATCTTCGACACGTACGTCGCAGAGCGCGTCCTTCGCTCTGGCTTTAAGGAGAAACGGGTCAGTCCAAAATCTCAAACTACATACTTTACAGACGTCAGCTGCAGCCTGAAAGCTGTGGCAGAGCGCAGGCTCGAAATCGAAATCAGCAAGGAGCAGCAGAAATCAGACTGGGGCGCAGAAGAACTCGACATTGAACAAATAGAGTATGCCGCAAAGGACGTCGACATCCTCCCACGCATCGCGGCATCGCAATTAGCAGAACTAAAGGAGGAGAACCTTTTACCCGTCTATGGGCTCGAATCCAAGTGCGTACGCCCCGTGGCAATGATGAGCTACAAAGGATTCTGTGTCGATTTGACTAAGTTAAACAAGCTCAAAGCGTCTATTGAAGAAGAGCTGGAACAGAAGACCGAACAGTTCGTTAAATCACTGGACGATAGACTTCCGACAGATCTGAAACTTCCTCGGGGAATTGATGGAAAGGTCGCAGTCGGTAAGAGACCGAAAAAAGATTTTAATCCTGGATCTACGACGCAGGTTATCTCTGCCTTTACTGCTTGCGGTATCGAGTTGCCTAGAGACGCCAAGACGGAGAAGAAAACCCTCAACCAAATCGCTCTCGCAGAGTTCGATAGCGACGACCCCACGCTGAACCTCTACAGGCAGCGGGTAAAAGTAGAGACAAAACTAGAACACATCACCAAGCTACTAGAAAATGTAAATCCCGTAACGCTCCGGATTCACTCTGGTTACAACCAAACAGGCGCAAACTCAGGGCGCTTCACGAGCAATGGTGCTCCAAAGACAGCTAAAAAAGAAAAGAAAACGGTTTTTGCAGTCAACATCCAGCAAGTCCCTAGAGGTAAAGAATTCAGGGGGTGCTTCATCGCGGAGCCGGGATTCAAGCTGGTGATCTGCGACTGGGCTCAGATCGAGCTGCGACTCGGTGCGGAACTGATCAACATCCCTCAGATGCGGCAGGCATTTAAAGACGACATTGATTTACACACAATGACTGCTAGTCTTATCTATAAGAAGGACTTACACGAAGTGTCTAAAGATGAACGACAAGATGGAAAGACTCTGAACTTCGCGTTGCTTTACGGAATGGGCTATAGAAAATACAAGACATATGCAGCACAGAGTGGGAAGATGCTTTCTCTGTCAGAAGCGAAAGTCGCACACGCGGCCTTCCATACTGCATACCCACGCCTGCGCATGTGGCACCGGGAGAGGGCGGCTCTGGTAGAGGACGGCTGGGCTTATGTACGTACAGCGTGCGGACGGCGCAGGCTTCTGAGTTATGACGATGCGACAATGATGTGCTCAGCCAACACCCTGATCCAGGGCAGCGGCGCAGACATCCTGAAGATCGCCATCGCAGATCTGAACGAACACTTAGATGAAAATGTGCGAATGGTCGCGTGTGTGCACGACGAAATTGTGCTGGAAGTAAGAGAGGATCTTGCTAATAAATACAAGGAGGTGCTGGAAACCGCCATGATCCAAGCAGCTCAAAAAGTGTTAACATCTGTCCCAGCATCAGCAGATGCGAATGTTGGTGATTCATGGGCCGCTAAATGAGTGAACTAGTTAAAATCGAAAAAACAGCAGAAAAAGAGGTCTTTGCTATTAAGTTAGGAAAGACCTACGTGGCGGTTGTTAATGCAGATGATGGACTTTATTTCCTCCCGTCCCTATACGAGTCACCCCTTGTAGCGTGCAACGCAGCCAGAGCAGAGAAACGAAAAAACAGCATCACGCTGAACGTTAAGAAAAAAGTAAATAGTGCGCAATCTAAGAAAAGCACTAAGATAGCGAAGGTAAATTCCCTCTACACCGAGGAGGAGATGTCCTCGCGCCCGTATTTAAAGTTCCGAGAGGTCTGGGTGATCCTGAACCCACGCGGGGAGTTTGTCGAAAACGCCATCCAGGGCGAGACCCTGGTCATGTACAACGGTAAGAAAGAGAAAGCAGAGGTTTTTAAAAGCTACGAAGAAGCTTTGTGCACAATGAAGACTTTAGATATGGTTGTTCGCAAGGGGCATTACCTTCGAAGATTTTTCGAAGAAATGAAATAAAAGCACACCGACTAAACAGTGAGTACGTGATTTAGTGATCGAAAACTTGCTACGATCGTAGGAGATAGATTTAGTCGCGTGGCTGTTCGGCGTCGTCCTTCATACGGTTTCTCTTTAGCTGGCACGTCTTTCGGTGTTAGCCCCGAGGCAGGTGTTTCGAAAAGTACGTTGGCAAAACTATTCCCCGAGCTAGATCTGGGGACGATGACCTCCAGCACACAACCAGAAGAGGTAGAAAAACCAGTCGAAGGTGCCCCTACCGCCACGGGCACTGGTGTAACTGCAATCAGCCCAGACGAAACCATCCCCGGATCCGAGTTTCAGAAATATAACCTCGAAGGTAAATTAACTTACGGCGCACCGTTTAACATCCAGTTTGGTCCTACTGGACCTCAAGGACGAGGCAGCCGTCTCGGCTATTCCGGTAGTGCGCCGACTCAAACTCCGACTGGGATGACAACCCCAACACAGGTCGGGTCTTCCTCTCAATCCTCGGTTGCCCTTCCGAAATATGAAATGCCAGAGTTTGACTATTCGCCTTTCGAAAGTCTGCTTGAACAGGGTCGCGGTATCCTGAGCAGCATCCAAGAGGCAGCTAGGGGTATGACATCTTCTCAGCAGATGGAACCCGGTGCCGCCGAACCAACCAGCACTGAGGCTCCGGTTGCGCCCACAGCTGCTCCCTCGACAGCCCCAACAGTTCCGGTCCGCCTTCAAGTTAAACAAGCTGCTGAAGCTGCCGGAGGCGCGACTAATCTTGGTAAAACTGGCGTTCAAGGTCTGTTGTCTCAGGGCGTCGACCCAACCCAAATCGAGAAACAAGCTCGTGCTGCTGGTGTGTCACTTGGCAGTAAAGCACAGAGCGCTGTCGACCGTGCACAAGTTCAAGCGATTGCGCAGGCTCCCACAGGGCTCAAGACTCAGGTTCAGCAAGTTGCACAGGCCACGGATGCCGGGAGAATCACGCAAGCTGGCGCTCAGGCTCTGATTTCTAGTGGTGCAAGTGCTGCGAGGATCGAACGAATCGCGGAAAAACAGGGAATCGACATCGGTAAGCAAGCTCAGCAATTAATCGATAAGGCGCAAGACAAAAAAGGTAAGAAGTGAATCAGTACTCAATTAAACTTGAACGTAACGACAAAAAGTTAGTCCTCGCCGTCCAGTCCAACGACACAGCTCACGTCCAAGCTCAGGCTGTAGACATTTGTAGAGCTGTAGACGCTACACAATATTCTATAAGCTACGAACAAATTGAAGAGTCTGCTTTAGCTAAACTATTCCGCGACCTAGCTTTCAACAACTTCGAGTACACGAAGTGTTCTAAGTGGGAAGGATCGTTCTCAAATAAGCAACCGTGCTTCTACGTATTAGGAAAACGAGTATACGTCCGTTATTCGTTTCTCTTATATTTGGACATCCCTAAAGACAACTGTTATCCAAAGCCACGCTGCGGGAACCCAAACTGCATCAACCCGTTGCACTTTGATTACAAAACGGCAAAGCACTCCAAGCTATCTCCAGGCGATATCGAGATCCTCAAAGCACAACGACGGGAAGGTGCAAGCGTAGTCCAGATCGCCAAAATTTTAAATGTACACAGAGCAACAATCTACAGGCATTTACAGGAAGTAGCCTGATTTGATCGCCAAACCGGACCGGCGCTGGTACCATAGTGCGGTTCGACTGAGGTCGGACACCCAAACCAAACCGGAACAATGAACGTTTTTATCCTCGGCCTTCGGGTCACAGCGAGCGCCGCTGAAGACGAAGGAACTGTAAATGTGCTGGCAGAGTCGCTGCCCTCTAACGAAAAACGTGTTGCAACGAAAGTTCAACTCCTACAGAAAGCTGACCACTACGTTGGTAACCTCCTGAAAAAATTTGAAGAAGGTCAAACCGTCCTGGCGATTGGTCCCACGCGGCCTACTCCTGACGGTGTGCTGCAGATGCAGCCCATGCTCGTGGTGACCGAGGATAACTTCCAAGATCTCCTGGCAATCAACCTCTTCATCGCGACCGGTGGCTTGGGTCCCAAAGCTGAGGAGATGGAAATTGGCGACAACACCGTCACCAACAGATCTCTCGCATGGCAGACCGAAGACCAAGAAACTGCATGGATGAAGCTTTCCGCATGGGGTGGGCTTTCCGCACAACTCGCTGAGCTGGCTCCCGGAACCCCGACGATTGGCGTTGGTAAAGTCTCGACCTCCGAAAAGGACGACAAGTCTTACCTCAACTACAATCTGGATAAGGTTCTTTACCTACCTAAGGCTTCACGTAAAGCGCCTGTCAAAGCAGCCGACCCTGAAAAAGGCAAGGTTGCTGCTGCTGCTCTCGGTTCAATCGACTTTTCCCTCTGATTTCTGCTGATCATGTTTATCGCTGGTGACTTTTCGGAATCCGAAATTCTCTGCAACATTCCGCCTCACACTCTACGCATTGATCTTCAAGCTCGTCGTTGGAAATCTGACGTTGATCCCGACAACGCAATCGTAGATCGCAACGACAACGGTATCCCGATTGAATTCATTCTCATCGGATTCACCCCGTACTTTGGAAACCTGGGTATGCGCAATCAGGAGGAATTCCTTCGTATCGCGTACATCGGTGTATCCCCTCACCACAGGTTGCTGCCTCCTCGGTGCGTCACGACTTCGATGATCTCTGGCAAATCCAGCCAAAAGAACTTCATCGCTTATTTCCAAACCCTGTATAACAACCGCATTAACTGTGCGTCTGTTATCACTTCAACCAAGTTCGTGACCCGCTCATTTAACGAGCGTGATCCGATGACTGGTGCCGACGGGGCGAAGATCAACTTCAACTGCCTGGACTTCAGCGATCGTCCTGCTCAGAACGACGATGAGGAAAAGCTCCTCAAAGACGTGTCCGAGTGGCTGGCCAAGGACGGAACAGGCATGG